ATCAGTAATCCCACCCAACACTGTTAATATCAATTCCCAGTTCTGTAAGTGAATCCATCAACTCACTAACGAAATACTTTGACGTGACAATCTCGCCACTGAGTGACCAATATGCCTCATTCATTCCGTGTGCTTTGCGAATGCGGATTGCGGCGGTTGGCTTGTTGCGCTTGTTGTTTGTCATATTTCAATAATGTCTTATGGCAAAATTGTTGTCAAGTTTTGAAACGATTCATGTTTCCACAGATTTTATCCACGTGTGGATAACTTTATCCACAGAGTTATCCACAGGCTGTGAATAACTTTGTATCAACACAACAAATGAGAGATTTTCCCTTAAGCGTGCCATTGCGACAAAGTGAAACTGCCTTTTGAAAACCAAAATTACTTTTCATAAACACACAATATAAACACAAAGTGTGGGGTCAATTTCTTGACCCCACACTGTTGATTTTCACTCAAACATTTTCCCCGTCACCCACCATTGAACGGGCTATTACCTGTCAGGTAATTATATTCGGCAACCTTCGTCATGAGTGACTTCTCCTGCGGTTCAGGAAAATACGGTGTCTCAGCAAGCCTGTTCCATCGCCGTGTCATATGCTTCTGCTCGTCTTTGATACCTGCATAGTAGCCGATTCCGCCAAACAGGAGAGCTGAGACAGCTACGATAAAAACCACAAACCAAACGTTCATTGCCTTTCCTTTCCTTACCCGATACAAGAATTAAATCATGAGGGCGGGCACTCTGTCAAGCGCCCGCCCAAAAATTTTATTTATGAGCCTACTTGCTTAAGACCGAATATGACATTGGAAGGCTGAGGACCATTAAACACCCGTACGTTTTTGTCTTCCTTAATACGGTCCAACTGCCAGCCGTTGTTTACCGCCCAGTACGTGCCCTTTGTGTATTCGATAAGCACAAATCGCCCATCAACTTTTGGGTCAATCTGAAGCAGAATAGGGTTCATAATTTCCTCCGGTGTAAGATTGTTAGGATTAAAAGGTGTGTCTCCGCCACCTGCCGGCGACCCTACAGCCTCCATAAAGTCTACAGAGCTGGCATAGGGCAATCCCGGCGTTGTGCGGCGTGTTACATGTACGTGCGGCCCGTAGTAATGGTCTGAACCATTACCTGATGCCCCGCTAAGGGCAATTCCTGTCTGCCCTCTTGTGACACGCTGGTTCCAAACACCCATGATCTTTGAACAATGGAGATAGTCAATAACTTCCCCGTTATCCATGATGAGTTCCAACCTGCGGCCCTCTGCACCAGAATTATCATTATCAACAATAACAATAACCCCTGATTCAGCCATGCGAATATCTGTTCCATATGGCGTATTAAAATCAGTGCCGGGCTCTTTGCTGGGAGGATTGCGGTTTTTATGGTCCTGCCATGATGAACTAATGCTTACGTCTGCTGGTGTTACATATGTTCCGCTCATGCTGAAATGCGCTCCATCACACTCTGAAAGCTTCCAATCTCAAAGAGTGATTCTGACACGAATTCAGCGCGCCCGTACAATGTAATGGTGGCGCTAGGTGTGCGCCCAATCTCGAATGCAAAAAGAGTTGCACCCTCTGCCGTCATATAATAGCGGGTTTGACCGGCCTTAGCGACCTTGCCGACAATCCCCCTGACGGTTGTGCGAATGCCCTTATCAAGTTTCACATTCTCTACTGCAATATCGTCCCCGATTTCGATAATCTCGGGGCGGATAATGCGCGGGCGCTTAATAGGTACTGTGAGAGTCATGTCACTTACTCACATTCGGCGTCACATACACAATGCCTGCCGACGCACTAAGCGCTACAATTCCTGCAATTGAAGCGGTAATCCATCCTACAACTGACACCACATGGCCCTGTTCAATGAAAGGAAGTAGTGCACTAAGGAATGCGAGAAGAAACGAAATAATTGCCGCAACAACGGCTTTGGCATAAGGCGCCCAAAACGGCACCTTTATCTCCGCATTCTCAGTTGATGTAAAGTTCACACCCGATACATCGCTAGTGTACCGATGCTCACTTTTAATTACTCGTACTGCCTGCTTTTGGTTTTCGTCCGACTGATTACTGCTCATCGTGATTGATCCCGTTCGCGCTAAGTAGTGATTTGAGTACTCTAATTTCGGTTTCTTTATCTCTAATCATGAGTGACTGGCTATCAGTCCTCTCAACTAGAGTGCTGAGTGTGCCGTTTGTCTGTTTCCTTACTGTCTCCAATTTTTCATTTGTTCTCCCCAGATTCCACAGAATACCCCAAGCTATCGTTACCTGCCCAAGAATAATGAGAAGGAACGAAACGAACGAATCTTTACTATCGGGTTTTACAATGGAAAGAACCACATAGCCGATGACCCCCAATGCCACCAGCGCGACAAATGTTAAAATTGCCACGGTTCTATTCATTATATTATCTTTTGAATACTTCCACGAAAGCGTTTGTTGTTGCTGGCTCATCAAATCTCATCTTGTCATGGCGGTATGCACTTCGCAAGCGCCCCATAGTTTTGTCTGTAAATAGTCCAATCCTCTTTCCCTCACTCATTTTTCTAGGATCCATCGTAACAATGTCTTCATCTGCATTCGGGCGCTTTTTCTGGCAGAAATACATTGACGATTTCATATCGTACCATACACTGAAAATTCCCGTCCCTGTTTCCAGTGTCAGGAGGTAGCGTGCTGATGACGGCTTTATTGCAACTAGCTTATTAGTGCCATCTGCAAATTTATTGCTAACGGCATATTCAAAATATTCGGGGTCAGTTGCGTGGATAAATTGCCCATACTTTGTAGCTTTGACTTCGTTAGCGTACTCACTGGCCTCAGGAAAATGCCAAATCATGTAGTATTCTCCGGTTGCCATTTTAGCTTGCCGAATAAAGCCATTCTTGTCAACCTTGCGCGGGTCTACCTTATACTGAATAAAATATGGGTTATTAATTGTCACGCTGTTTGCCAACATGATAACACGCGTCTTATCTTTTGACCGGTCAACTGTGTTGTAAAAGTTTACAAGTTTACTTGCCTCACTAGGAAGGTACTGCACGCCCTTTTCAGCAACAAACTCATCAAAAATAATTGTCTTCACATCAGGAAATTGTACTGACTTATAGTTCTGCGCAACTGATAGCGCTACAAAATACCCGATTGTTGCCCACGGTCGCCCGCGATCCATGTGTGCGTATTCACGTGGGGATGCCTGCGCTTCCCATCCCATGAGCCTAAAATCCCAGTCAGGAAACTTCCATTCGATGTCGGCAAAGAATGTTGCACGTGCGAGCGCTAGCTCTTCCTTGTACCGCCTAAGATAAATAAACTGGTCAATAGGCCCGTTTATCTCATAGACTGTCTTAGACTTTTTGCGGCCCTCGCCCTCAATTGTTCGCGCTTCAACATTGATACACTTAAGAGCGTCTTTAATGCCTTTTTCTTTTGACCCCCAGGTCTTGCCAAGCCCGCGACCTCCTAGCACTCCATTGAATGTCGCATTATAACTAAAAAGCTTTGCAAAGTCGTAGTAGGCTGTGATATTTCCACTCATTGAGGAATCACCGCCCCATCACCATACGTAACCATAAAATCGCGTGGGTTAATTGCTGTGCGAATAGCCAGACCGCTAGACGTGTTTGTCGTGTTATGGCGAATGGGACCGTTACCAGGGCATGTGTGTGTTTCAAAATGCAGGTGGGGCCCCGTAGCGTCCCCAGAGCTACCGAGATACCCCAGTACATCGCCTTTAGAAACGGCGTCCCCGACATGCACAAGGGGACTTGCATTAAAATGGGCGTAAATCGTGTGTAGCCCGTATCCAGTTGCCGGGTCTACACCATGATAAAGCTGGACGGAATATCCGTAATTGGAATTGATGTTTACGAGTTCTACTGTACCGTCGTGGCTGGCATAATTCTTTGCCCCTGTGACAGCGGTTCCACCGCTAAAATCAATACCTTCATGAAAGCTTCCAATAGGTCCGGTACGGGGACCATATTCACTTGACACGTCTGATAGATCATACGGCCAAGAGAATAGGTCCCCGCCCGGAATTGGCGGCCCACTAGGCGCGCTGACAATCCACAGCCCGCCTGTTGTGGGATAAGCAAGTGCATTTGTACCGTCATCATAAAGAATCTTTAATTGATTACCGTACTCTTGAATCGTGCTTACAGCCGCCATTTTAGGTCCTTATTCAACTACACCCGATATTTGCCTTTCAGCTTACTACACTGTCGTACCTGCCGCATCTTTCCACGCCGCCCCTGTTGACCAAATCGGCTTGCCCAGTGTCGTGTCATAGTACATTGCCCCTGCTCCTGCCGTCGATGCTGACGGTCGTGCGCCGGTTGCACCGGTCTGCGGTGTAATAGTGGAGCTTGAAGTGATGCCGCCTGTAATGAGCCGAACGCCAACGCCGCCAGAATCAGTGAATGAAATAGGCTTGTTAACAATGATCTGTCCATTTGCATTATCGGAAGAGGTGAGAAGAGTCATAAGCGCTCTTCCACTAAATCCGCTCGAATCGCTACGATCAATAGTTAGTGTGCTGTCAATCGTGTAAACACCATTGCTATTCTTAATCACCACATTCTGAGTTGTGTCTACCGAATACGGCACTGCGGCGCCCATAATGTTACTTGCAATGATATTGCCGTTTGCGGGATCGCTACCAGTTGACTCAGCAAAAATTGCGGCTGATGTCGTGCTCTGGCTCAGAATCACGTTTCCAATAACACTGTTTGAATCTGCAGCCACCCCTAGACCGATACCAAACGTATCATTTGGCGTGTTAATCATGTTGCCAATAACCGAGCACGCATTAGCCCCCTTAAGACTGATATTGCCAGTCTTATTTCCCGTGAGCGTGTTTCCGCTCATAATGATGTGGTAGATATTGTCTCCGGCAATCTGCGTGCCAAGGTCAATGCCCTTGTTCCAATTGCCATTAACATTGTTACCGCTAATCACACCGCGGAAAGTGGACTGTGCATAAATGCCGGACTGGCCGTTATCGTTGAATACTGCGTCGGTAATAGTCCAATCACTTCCACCAATGATGATTCCATCGTAATAAAGTGACGTTGTATCCCACACGCCAGCCTTAGCAATAAACTCAGCGGTTGCACTCCACTCAGACGAGTAACGCCCACCAATCAACGTGAAATTGACGATATTGCTGAATGCCCCAAAACGACACTGCGTTGCAACACACTTATCAAATGTAATGTGTGTGCTCGTGTTAGAGGCCTCAAGGCCAATCCAGCGGAAATTGTGTGCATGAACCTTTTCAAGCACAACGTCTTTGCTTGTCTGAATAGAAATGCCAGTATACTGTGGGCCACCCTGATTAGTCTGCTCAATCGTCATATTAGAGATTCGCACGTTATTGCAATTCTCCAAAAGAATTGCCTTAAGCGCGCCACTCACAGACGATGCCGTGGTCTTAAACTTAATGTCGCCACCTGTCATCTCCCAGTCATTCGCATTTGTGACGTGGAATGTGTCATTAAGCACATAAGTCTTATTACCGTTAAGCACAACCTTCACACCTGTTGCCACATGGGTTGCCATTGTCTGAAATGCTGTAGTGTCATCGGCGGTTCCATCACCTACGGCACCGTACATTTCGGGCGTGATTACCTTAATAAGGCCAATGGCGGCGAGCTTGTCATAATTATCTGCGCGTGCCACAAATTCAGTGTTCAGCGCGGCGTCCGAAAGACGCCCTGTCGTGACAATTGTCTCAATACTCTTTGCCGCAAATTCTGCGGCAAGCGCGGCATCCGAAAGTCTTCCCGTATTAACAAGGTCCTCAATCACCTGTAGCGCGCTCTTAGCGGCATACAGTGCGTCAGTTACAACCCTAGTCTGACTGGCAGGGTTGCCAAAAATACCGGCAACCACAGGGTCCTGAATGGTTACACCGGAATCAATAACTTCCTGAATTGCATCATTGACAAGCTGAATCATGTTATTGATATCAGCTTCAACCTCATCAGCCAGAGCCTCAAAGTTGTTGTTGATGAATGGGATAATAACGATATTGATATAGCGCACCATGTTATCAAGCTTTTTCAGCATGGTAACACCATCACGATAAGTGAATGGCGTTACCGTAGGCACCGGCTTGAAAGAGGGGACATAAGGCGGAATGGTGGGAATGCTCATTGAAATACTCCGTAATTCTGGTGACGGAAATACTCGTCCCCATTGTTAAGCACAAGCATGAAACAATCTTCAAGCTCTGCCAAAATAGCCGTATCAATATTAATAAGACTATTTCGATACTTAACAATAAGGTCGGATGCCGCCCCCTGATAACCCGTGACTAGATTGTCACTATTCGTGTCAGTGTTATTTGCCGATTCACTATTCGCAGATGCCGATGAATTGACACCTGTAGTTGTGTTCGAGTCGCTACCGCTTGTTGCATAATCCGCGTTACCGGCAAGTTGTGATTGCGGAAAATTAGATGCTACGACCCTTGATCCTGATGTTGTGCTAGTTTCTCCTGAATTACTATGTGTTCCGTTCTCATTCCCCTCTATATGGTTTTGGCCAACACTGTGAATCCTCATACTGTCTAGTGCTTCATATTCAATCTGTGTTGACTTATACAGCTGATTGAAATATGGCATGATCTGATCCATCTTTTTGCGAAGAATCAGAGTGAAATTATCAATTGTTTCTGTACCAATTTCCTGATTGTAATACTCATCAATAATCTTTCCGTTAAGAATCTTACGATATCCCTCGTCAAAAATTGGGTATGTGCCCAGCCCAATTGACGTGTATTCGGGAAGAGTTGGAAGCTTTCCATAGGTTACAGAATCAAATGTGCACGCTTCATACGTCTGCTCAAAATCATCCTCATCGATTGATGTGTTGTAAAGAGAATTGATGACTTCCTTAAGTTCAAGCGTAAAAGTACCCATCACACTGCCGCCCCGTCATTAATTCCCATTGCATCAGCCATTTTCTGTGCCTGCTTTTCCACCTCAGTATTGAAATCAACTGTGATATTCTGCCCGAATACATGATTAATCTGCTCAGCATAATAGCGCCGAGAATTAAGTGCTACATACCTCATGGAATCGGTCTGCGCGTCGTTAGCCCCTACCTCTGCCGCCACAAGACGTTCTTTCTTGTCCTGATTAGCGTTATCAATACCAAGCAAATTCATGCACTCATTCCACCAGCGTGTTCTAAGAATGCTGAGTTTGTCGTACTGATCGGGGAGAATTCCAAGATCAAGCGCTGTCACATTGTCAAGAATGTTCGCGCCATCCTTAACAATCAGCTGTTCCACACCCTCGTCAATCTGCCTTCCAATGTTTGTCATGGAAAGCTGGTTATTGTTTGTGGCTGTTACAACCTTTGTGCGACGAGCATTCTTTGAATTAATTTCAAGCGTGCGCTCAATAGTTGCCAGCCGCGTTGAATATAGTGTGACCTTATCAATGTCAGGATAGCGAAGATAATTGCCCCACATTCCTACGGCCTTTCGCATAAGCTTTTCTTCAGGCTTCTCAAAATCAACCTGCGGAATGTATGCACTCAGAATCTTAGGTTCAAACGCAAGTGAAGAATCATCTGCGCTATTAATCTTAGTGCCTGGCCCCATAACCGTGTATGAAATAGGGTTCTGATTGAAATTAATGTAGCCAGTGCCTGCTCCTTGTACAACAATAAGTTTTTCAAACTTATCATCATAATACCAAACAACAATCCCCGCAATAAGCAATTGCAACTCTAGAAATCGGGGATCTACTGACTCCGGCAGATTCTCCCATTTAAATCTATTCATAGCAAGTTCAGCAATTGAGTGCTCATACATACGTTGGATTTGCACTTCTCGATTAGCGCCCGGCGACTGCGTGCTACCTGTGTAGCCAAACAACGGGCTATTCAGGTATGGGTCTAGCCCTGATCCTCTTTTAATTGCGCTCATTAGTAGCTAATCCCTGCAATAGGCGCGTTATCCGCGATATCAATAATTCCAATGTCGGACGGGTTTACCCAAACCGTTACACCCTTTTCAAGAATGCCTCTAAGCGACTGCTTATGCCCCTCTGGCACTGATGCCGCCGCAATATATGTTTGAAGCATCTTCCAGTACGAAAACTTAGACATTACTTTCAAATCCTGCGGGGGCGTGATGAAATCGCTAATTGCGTAACCATAGCGTAGCCAGTATTCACCGATCTTGCGCACCGCGGAGGGATCAATCATTTTATAGTGCATGTGAATTCCAAGCTCACCTTGCACAAAATTAAGCGTTTCACCCCCCAGTTCGCCGCTAATGCTCGGCTGAATCAGATTTGCGTCACGCACCTTTGCATTAATTCCTGCAATCTCGTTAGCGTAATCTCCGCGTGCGGCGAACCTTGCAAGCGCTACATTCGTGTCACGTGCGAGTCCTGTCTGTGTATTATCGTTAGCCGCCTGCTGAGCACTCGTGCTCTGCCCAATGGCAAGATTCTCGTTATTAGCCCCAACTTGAATGCCCGCCTGAATATTCGAGCTGACCGCTTGCAGACCTCCCAGCACCGCCATGCCGCCAATGGCCTCCGGAGAGCCCCCGAGCACCGCCCCCGACGCCCCGCCCCCTGCGAACTGTCCTAGTGCCCCCACGCCCGCCTGAGCGGTCAGCGTGCGGTTCATATTGGCCGTAGAGGCCATCGCCGCGGCGCGGTCGATGTTGGACCCCTCCGAGCGCTGTCTCATGGCCCCACTGGCGACGTCGTAGCTTGCCTGCGCTCCGGTCAGCGCCCTCTGCTGTGACCAGTCCGCGCTCTCACGCGACCATGCAATCTGATTACGGTTAGAGGCAAGATAACCAATTGCCATATTGTTGACAATCGCCATTTGCGGAAGATTGCTAATCGACGTGGCGTGATTAAAACCCTCAGCGCCGTTATTGTCCGATCCAGCCCCATTATAGTGCTCAGGATAAAACAGGATGCGCGCATTCGGTTGAATCAGCGTCGCAACCTCACGAATGTTGGCGTCATTATCCATCCAAAGCTCAGGCTTAACAACAATGGGATTGCCCATCAGAGTCGTAAGCTCAAAGAACGAATAAGGAAAAGTCAAAAACTTTTTAAGAATCTGATAGCGCGCCGGTAGCGCCCCCGTCAGTGTGCTACGCATATTAGAGGCAAGCGTGCGCGTTGCTTTTGCCGGTGCAGAGCCGGGCATTGGTGTTGGCGTGCCGTCTGCCAGCCAATCAACTGTCCAGTAACGATCAAGAGGCGGTGTGATAATGGCCGAAATAATGCCCTGGGTAATCCACGGCTTATCATTCATCGTGTGTAGCCAGTCGATAAATGAAATACCTGTTTTAAATGCCCAAACATTTGCCCCGCCAGGTACACCAGCAAAAAGACCCCCATATGCAGATTCAAGATGTGGGTCATCAGCCGTGCCAGGGTCGGCAATCATAATGTTAGTTGCGGCAACAATGACAACGCTATACGACCCTGGGTCAGGTGACGTGCCCCCGGGCCATGTATATGCAATTTGCTGGTAATCAGTGTGAACAATTCGCAGGTCGGTCCCCATGTCCATTCCCTCGGGAATGGTGAGATAATCTCTACCATAGTTGTTGAATTGGTTCATATTGGCAATTCCAATATGCCCTCGTTCAACATAGCAATTTCCCCATGTTACATCATAAACATAGGTTTGCCATACATCAAGCTGAACTTTAATGCGTGTGGTTGTAGGATTAACATACTCACACTCAAGAATAAAATAATAGAAATCCTTTTGGATGTCCCCGCCAATGGGCATCAAAGGATTAGAAGCCCGAAGATAATTATATCGATTAATGCGATTGTAAGGAATGCCAAGATAAATATCTTGCCCCGGCTTAGCATAAGTCAGGTTATTAACTGTAACGCCCGACGATGAGCGCCCATCAATGTATGCATTCAGCGCCGCCCTATCAGTAAACCTAACAACATCCCTATAATCGTTATTCCAATTAACGTTTACAAGGTCAACACGTGTGCCAGGAATCCACACGCTATAGTCAAAATCAAGCCCCGCGTCATAAGTGTTAGGCGGTGCAATAATTCCAGTACCCAAAATATAACTTCCTATTCAGACAGTTATGGAAGTGTGGGGCGGATTCCGTAGACATCCGCCCCACACTAGTTTTAAATTAAGACGCTGTGAAAGTCCACGTCGCCGTAGCTCCCGAGCCAAGCTCAAAACCGGTACGAGCAACCGCGGTAATCGTCTTAGGTGTGCCCACGACAACGGTAATTTCAGCGCCATTCACAAGGTTGGTTGCACCATCCTTGTACTGGACGCCCCGCTGAGTAGGAATGGTAATCACGTTGGCTGTAAAGTCAGGTGCCTCGGGGAAAACCTCTTCCAGCGCATCCGAATCAACATCGGTAAGAACCTCCGGATTAGGCCAGGGGTAAATCAGATTACCGGTAACCGTACGCGTAACAGACTCAGTGTACGCGTTATCAACAGCCGTAGCCGTAATCGTAAGCGTATTAGCCTGCTCATCCGGCCCGATGTACAGATCACCATTATTGGTAATGTACGTGAAGCGAGACAGTGCCACATCGCCAGTAACGGAAAGAATGAGCGCGTCATTCGCCCCGCCAGTCGGTGTAGTAACGGCCGAAACATTCACATCATAAAGAACGCCGCGGGTAACAGTGGTCGTAGAAGTGTTACCTGCCTTATCCTTAATCGTGAACGCGCCAATATCCGTAACCGGAGTGGCCGTTTCAGAAATAACCGTGCTAGGACGCTCAGAATTGAACATAATAAGCGGTGCAAACGGGTTGGCAGAAATAATCTGCCAAACATGCTGCCAGTAATTCGTGCGCAGAGTTGCCGGGTTAAACTGCGAAGTAGTCTCAATCAGATTATCAGCCACGACAAAGAACTTGTCAGTAGTAAGAATCGACTGGACACCAGGAATACCAAGATACTGCACAGGAATCGTGATATTACGCGCGCCAAAATCCGCCTTGCTCATATTGAACGCGCCAGCCAGCGCCTCAACATCCATTGCCGCGTTGCTCTGCGGTGTATTAATGAGCACAAGCTCATCCTTACGCGCGCTAACCGGCATGCCTGCCGGGTTATAGAAACGCGAAATAAACGGTAGAGTGTCGCCGTACTCACGCAGACGACGCAGGAGGAAGCGTGAGTCCGCCGAATCCGAGCCCTGATCGGAAACGTCAGGCACGTTCACATCGAAATATGCCCCCGCGTCATCAAATTCCTTAAAGAGGCGCGTCATCATAAGGAATTCGTCAAGCTGTGACGATGTGAGCGGTGCGCTCATAACCTGCTGAGCATAAGAGCCAAGCTGATTGCCGAGAAGAGCCGTCTTAAGGTTCACAAGGTCAAGCGAAACCTTGTAACGGTCCTTACGGTTACGCTTGTGGAAGAAAGACTTGACCTCAATCGGCTTATAACCGAAAATCTCTTCCTCAAGCTCGTTACGGTCGGAATCGTAATCCTGTGCCTGAACAAGCCCCACCATGACATCTTCGATTGCGTCACCCTCGGGAAGCATACCCATCTTGAAAATGCCCAGGGGATTCGTCCAAGAACGATCACGGAACACCACTGCGGCAAGCTGATTAACGAATGCATCAGCTACCTGATTGCGTCCCGCGTTCCAACTCCACAGATTGTTAATGGTGTCCTTAAGATTAGCCTGAGTTGCCTCGGGAATACGAGAGTAATACTCAGGGCTCATATTCTCTCGGATAGCGTTAAGCCATGCCGCACTGTCGATCTTATCGACAAGAGGGCGAACGTTAACAGTCATTGCTAACTACTTTCCTTTCCATAAAGAACCTCTTCCAATGTGGGAGCGGCTCCGTTATCGTTTGCCGGATTCGGCGTGTTATTGTCGTTTTGTACCGGCACTCGATTAACAAGATCCCAATTCTCAGCCTTAGTAGCTGTAAGCTCACTAGTCTTTGCAAGAATAGTGGCGTCACGCTCGCTAATAACACTGCCAAGACTTTCTATCTTGCTAGTTGCAATGCCCATTTCTGTCTTGTGCAATTCCAGCAATGTACTGGCAATTACAACAGGGTCAAGATTATCCTTGCCCTCAAGTGAACTTACGTAGTCGTCCAGCTTGCCCATGATATTTTAATTCCTTTTCTTATTACAGAAACGAGGGGAGGCCATTTCCATGACCTCCCCTCTATATCGGGCATCCGGTGAGCAGACTCAGCAGGTTGCGACCCCAATGCTAGCAGAATCCGGAGCCAACCGGTGCAATATTCGCTAGTCTGTCCTGCCCAATTCCTGATGCCACACCTATAGGCTACTTGCCCTTAGCCGGGGTCTCAACATCCGCCGGTGCCTCAGCCTCAGCGGACTTGCCGTTGCCGTTACCGGGCTTACGGCCACGCCCACCCTTCTGGAGATCGACCAGGGAAATCGTGAGCACGACATCCCCTTCGAAAACGGCCTTGCCATTCTCCTTAGTGCCGATCTTCTTAACAGCGTCGTCATTGCGAACGCGAATCTTGACGGTCTTATTCAGGTTCTTTGCCGCCGCTCGAATGTCGCGCACGGTCTTGCCCTCATCCTTGACGGAAATGGTGAACGTGGCCGATGCCTCTGCATCCTGCGCGGTTGCGTCTGCAAGCTCCTGAACGTCGTCAACCCAAAGGTTGGTCTTCTCCGGTGCAACGAACTTGCCAATGCTGAACTTACCCATGATGTGCTCCTGTGTTTGTGTTTGCCCGATATGAGCGTCTGGGAAGCGGGGCGGGTTACTTTGGTTTCAACCGCCCCGCTTGCTGATAGTTCAAGTATGAGGCCTAGGTGCTCTCCATGTCAAGCCGGATTCCAAAATTCTTTCAAGAAAGTTTGAGCTTGAATTCTACCGGTGCCAGCACAACGCCGCCCGCCACGGTCTGCGGTTGTAGTTTGCCATGCAGAATCTTTCCGTCAACCAAATCGTCAAAAGTCAGTGCCTCTGAAACGGAGATAGGTACTCCTGCAATTCGGTTGACGTAGGTTCCATCAAATTTTCGTTCAAGGTACGCTTTAGGTCGAATATAATAAGCGCTTGAGAAATCATATTCATGCTTCCACGCCCCCAATTCCGTAGGGTGTACATTGATGGAATCGGGAATATTATTTTGCAGTAAGTGGAGTGAGTCTGTGTCAGCGTATGCAAATGTTGTGTAATTAGCTTGTGCTGAACGGATTGTGATGTCACGCGCCCAAGCTGTAATGAAAGCGCCTGCCGCCGTATATACAGGGTCGCGCGTCTCATGTTCGCCCCGTACCAAACGAACCTTACCATCTTCAAGTGTTGGTATCTTGCTTGTGACGTTGGGATTGGAAGCGAATTTACCGTAAAGAGAATTAAGATGTAGCTTCGCAATCTCACGTTTTCCACCTTCTGATTCTGCCTTAATTTTTGACCATTTATCGATATACGCATCAAACATTCCTGACATTGCCCTAAAACGCCAGCCGCCATTATACGAAAGTACGTCAATGTCGTAATGATCGTTGTACAAATCCCAATCCACATTAGTCACCATCAGAGTCGTGGGCTCAGGAATATCTTTCAGATACTCAGTCCCCACGAACATGTTGGTTCCCTTAATCTGGATGCAAGGAATATGATTCGGCTTCAACTTTGCGGTAAACGTAACGCTGAAAATCACAAGAGGGTAGAGGTCGTCTGGCTCAACAACACCCTTTTTATACAGCGGTCTGCCATATGGAATAAGTTGAAATTTCATCACCGACGGGTAGAGGGAATTAACATCAAGCACAAGCCCACTACCCACTACGCGACCTTTGTAACGCTCATCCGCATAGGTGAATCCTCCCCGATATGCCCGTCTAATTTCCCTGTCTACGTCATAATCTAGTACTGGGAATGTCCGGTCAAACCATTTACTTGTGTTAATGGTTTTGTATTCATTCATAGCGTCAGACGCAACAGTAAGTTTCTTCATACCGTTATCGATAACCTCTTTCATTGCCTGCGCAATGATTGACACGTCACGCCGTAGATAATCCTCCTCCTCTTCCGTCAACACATGCCCGATAGGCCTAGGCGCCTCATAGTCAATGTCACCCTTTGACATTTCAAGGTTGAATGACTTCGCAATACGTCGGACACCCATTGGCAATTTCTTTAGCGAATCCCTGAACTCGGTAGAAAATCCGTTATGCCAGCACACCGTAATAGAGTAGAACTTACCCATGTCGCTGATAAGAGAAGAGAACTCACCAGGCTCTCTACCCCTCTCAGTCGTATGCGTATAACCGTGATTCAACAACCAATCGAGTATGAACGCGCCGTCAAATCTAAGGTTATGGAAGTAGCATATTCCGTTTTGACGACTAATCCATTCAATAAACCCTGTAATTTCGGTGCCAACTTCAACGTCATCGTAGTATGGCCGTTCCACTGCCGCAACCCCCCATGCCCAAACGCGGCAATCACTAGCATCTGTTGTTGTCTCGAAATCAGCACAATAATTTACCCTCGTAGCACTCTTATCTACCCTTGCCTGTCGCGGTTTACGGCTTCTCGGTTGGGATGTTTGCAGGGTTGGAGTAATAGCTGAGAACTGTTCCCAACTCATCAAATTCGGAATCGACAATTTTATCCTGCCACTTTTCTTTACGTGTGCCCTCTTTACGCTCATTCATAAGGTCGTACTTTTGAAACACGGCCTCTGCGAAATTTGAGCCAAACCACATTGCTTCAAACTGAAAATCCGAAAGCTCATTCATAGCTTCAATAAGCTCTGGCTTGCCAATAGTTAGAATTGCCTTTTCAAGATTCTCTTTACCCTGCTGAATCTTACCCTCCATAAACTGTGGTTTCAGCATTCGCACCATATCAGCGTTTAACTTTTCGAGCGCCTTTTGATTCTTAATCTCTCCGGCTTCACGATCAAACTTTGTGTAAGGGCCATAATTAGATGCTCCGCCTGCTTGTGGCACAACTCCCGAATACTCACGAATAGTCATGCCACTAGGTGTTTTTACCTGCGACATGACTTTATCGTGAGCGTTCAGCACTTCATTATGTAGTGCTTCATTCTGCTTATAAATGCGCTCAAAATATCCCTTGCGTAGTGGTGCGCCTTTCACACCGGCCACAAACTGATTGGAGCGCGACATGAAGCTATTTAGGTTTTCGAGATATCCTCTCAATTGCTTTGCGTTGTAGTTCTTTTCAATTCCTGAACGGCGGCGAGGGTCGAATTCAGTTCCTGCAATATTTGCACCGCTTGTGCGCTTAGTCCTTGCAATCTTATTGTTGACACTTCTAAGCCTGCGTTGAACCTCTGCCCGGAGTCGCTTTGCCTCATCACTAGCCACCGCTACGGGACCTCAGTGATATGGATATTGAACACGCGAAAACAGTCAATGCACCGCACATTCTGGCCCATTGTCAAATAAGCACCATTTAGTTCAATAGGAATTTCTCGCCCGCACACACATTTAAGAGTCATCACGGAACCACCGGCTGTACTGAAACAATAACAGCGCCCGTATCAATTAGATTTTTAATGATCAGCGGCAGTTCGATGGTTTTAACTGTATCTTGCGCAACTATCCACGTCTTTTCCTCGTGAGGCGACATCCATTTTACATGGTAAATAACATTCATCATGATCCCCTATAGATGAAACAAGAAAACCGGCCAGCCAATAATTAAATTGGCTGACCGGTTTATCAGTTGACTTAGAACGTCAGAGTCAGGAAGCGGTAACCGTTGCGGCCCTTCTCTTCCTTGACGCCAACCTCCAGCGGCTCCTCCCACGTGGGCGGAAGACCAATCACGTTGAATGCCTGACGGAGAGCCTGCGCGATGCCCTTGGAAGTCGCGTGGAAGGCATTCCCATCTGCGTCAATCAGCGTAATGCGAGTGGTCTGCTCAATCACACCGGTGGCCTCATTTGCGAGGTCAACCGCCTGGAGAACAACATCAACAATCTTGATGCTGTTGCCCACCTGATCGAGAAGCGGCGTGGAGTTGTTGACGGCCCTAAGCATTGCCATCTTGTCGGCCCGAGTGGAAAGCTGGAGTGAGGTATAGAACCCTGCTCCCGCCGTAATCTCGTTGATACCCTGGCTCTGCTCGACCGTTGCAACCGTGTCAGACATTTTAATTCTCGTTTCGTTTTGTTTTCGTTGAATTGTGTTTCTGTTGTCTGCGAGCCACGATGCACTTTCACTAACAATCGGGGGACTGTCGGGAAATAGGTGTAGTTACACCTGCTCGCTCTCTTTTCTGAACAGTCAGCCGCACGCCCTGGTAGTTGTGTGAT